TGCTTGAGATTGGTACTGGTTTCATGATGGTTCGTAAACAGACATTCGAAAAGTTCCGTGATAAATTTCCAGAATATCACTATAAGCCAGATCATGTACGCACGAAGAATTTTGACGGTTCACGCGAGATTATGATGTACTTCCAGGCTGAAGTAGATCCTAAAACAAAGCGTTATTTGTCAGAAGACTATTGGTTCTGTCAAAAAATTCAAGAAGCAGGTCTAAGAACTTGGTTATGTCCATGGATGAAACTTCAACACGTAGGTTCACACATTTTTGGAGGATCTCTTGCCGATCTAGCATCAATTGGTGCATCCGCCACAGCTGATGCCGGTTTGTTAAAAAACCAAAAGAAGTGAAACTCTAAGGAGATTATATTATGAGTTTGAAGTTAGATCAAAGGGTCATTCAGATCCTTAAGAACTTCTCGACTATTAATCCTTCTATTCTTATTAAACCAGGCAATTCTTTATCAACACTTTCGCCTGTTAAGAGTATTATGGCAAAAGCAAAAACAACAGTAAACTTTGAAAAAGAGTTTGCTATCTATGATCTATCTCGTTTTCTGAGTGCTATTTCACTCATAGAAGATCCTTCTCTAGAGGTTATGGATAGTTTCATAGTTATTAAAAGTGGGTCTAATACTATCAACTATACACTAACAGATCCAAGTTTGATTGTCACTGCACCAGATGAAATTAAAAACAATTTCACCAAAAGTATTAGTTTCAATTTAACTAATGATAATATCTCTAGCGTTATAAGAGGTATGAGTGTATTGAAACTACCTGAAATTGCTATTAATGGAAATGGAAGTGTTATTAAACTTCAGGCTGTTGATTCCAAAAATCCAAGTGGAGATGTATTCTCCATGGAGCTAGGTGAAACAGCAGAAAACTTTAACACTATTATTAAATCGGAGAATTTAAAGTTACTTCCAGGTGATTATAGTGTTACTATAACTAATAGACTAGTAAAATTTGAGAGTGATGAGCTCACATATTGGGTTGCAGTAGAAGCTAACTCAACTATTTAAGGAACAAAATGAACAAAGATGAATTTCTTTGGGTTGAAAAGTATCGGCCAAAATCAGTGGCCGATACTATTTTGCCGTCTGAACTAAAGAACACGTTTCAACAGTTCGTCGATCAAAAGAATATTCCTAACTTAATACTAACAGGTCCAGCTGGAGTAGGTAAGACTACAATAGCAAAAGCTATGTTAGGAGAACTCGAATGTGATTATATTGTAATCAATGGATCTCTTAATGGAAACATCGATACACTCAGAAACGACATACTCAACTTCGCATCCTCCGTATCTATTAGTGGTGGACGAAAGTACGTTATCTTGGACGAAGCAGACTACCTCAATGCGAATTCCACGCAACCAGCTTTACGCAATTTCATGGAAGAGTTCTCGAGGAACTGTGGCTTCATACTCACCTGCAATTTTAAGAACAGGATTATTGAACCTCTACACTCCAGATGTTCGGTCATCGATTTTAAGATTTCCAAAGAGGATCTGGCTAAACTTGCTAAACAATTCTATAAGCGAGCATCAGGGATTCTTAATCAGGAAGGTGTGGAATTTGACAAAGCGGTATTAGCTGAGGTTATTACAAAATACATTCCTGATTGGAGACGTGTTTTAAATGAACTTCAACGTTATTCGGCTACTGGAAAAATAGATAGTGGTATCCTAATAAATCTAAAGGATACGGAACTTAAAAACGCTATCTCTCTAATGAAGGATAAGAATTTTACTGAATTACGCAAGTGGGTAGGCGAAAACAGTGATGTAGATCAAGTTGAATTTTTCAGTAATTTTTACAGAAAGGCTGATGAATTTTTCAAACCCAACTCTATACCTGAGTTAGTTCTGACGCTGTCTAAATATCAATATCAAGCAGCATTTGTTGCAGATCCAGAAATCAACATCATGGCCTTCTTAACTGAAACTATGATACAATGTGAGTTTAAATGAACCCGTTTGACTTCGTGAAATCCATTAATAATAAGCAGTATATGATGGATGAAACAAATGAAAAGGAGTATAAACCATGGTTGGTTAATAAGGCAATGTCTTATTTTCCTGAAACTTTGATGTATTCCAATCAAATGAATATGACTGAAGCATCTAATAAGATGCAATATGACTACTATATTCATTCAGTTAAAAAGGGTAATAGATTCTCCAAATGGCATAAACCAGAAAAAGACGAAGCTATTGAATTGCTGTGTTTGGCATATAATTACGGCAGAAAAGAAGCTAAAATTGCTCTAAAAACTATTAACCCATATGACCTTGAAAGAATCAGAAAAAGTATTAAGGGTTAATTTAATATAAATATTTTCACTGAATAATAATAAAAAAAGGTGGAAATATGATTAATTTAGATCAGCTGGTTGAGGTGACTATAAAGGAGGATGAGGATTTCCTTAAAATCAAGGAAACACTCACAAGGATCGGTGTAGCATCTAGAAAAGATAATAAACTTTATCAATCCTGCCATATTTTACACAAGCAGGGAAAATATTACATCGTTCATTTTAAAGAACTATTTGCTTTAGATGGAAAAGATACAAATTTCTCAGAAGAAGATAAATTTAGAAGAAATAAGATAGCGTCCCTATTAAAAGAATGGGGATTAGTTGATATTGTTAGAGAAGACAAAATTTCTTTAGAACAAGCGCAGATGAATCACATAAAGATTATCAGCCATAAAGATAAGAATAATTGGGAGCTTATAGCTAAATATAATATTGGAAGAAAATAATATTCGAGATTTAAAGTGAAAAAATTCTTATCAAATTTTATTAATTTTTTTTCAAAAAAAGAAAATGATAAAACTATAATCGTCCCAAGTATTGGTGAACGAAGATCTCCATCTTATGGAGACGAACTAATTTGCGCTAGATATTTTTATTCAGATGATGAATCTAAATGGGTTGATCTAAATATTCCAACACGTGGTCCAATAGGTGTATGGATGAGTGGAGGTGTTGATAGCACATTATTAACTTTTTTATTAGCTAAAACAATCAAAGACTATGATCTTAATATAAAAATATTACCAATAAGTTTTAAAAGAGATTTAAAACCATGGAATTTGTCCGTATCAACTAATTTAGTTGATAAAATTAAAAATATTTTAGATGTAAATTGTTTTTTAAATCATCATTATTGTAATTTTGGAAATACTGAAGATCCTGAACATAATAAAAAAACATCTCGTCATGCTCAATGGTTAAAAGAGAATAAAATAGTCACTATAATTTATAATGGTACAACTTCATACCCGAATCCATTACCAGATGAGTTAAATTCAAAAATGGAATCAAGAAGATCTTCAACTGTGGATGAATTATTGAATCGTTCGGGTTTATCCGAAAATGAAGCAGCTGAATATATAATATCAATGCCTTTTAGATTTGTAGATAAAAAGACCGTAAGTTATTTTTATAATAAATTTAATTTATTAGAATCACTTTTACCTTATACAAGATCTTGTGAATCTTTTATGAAAGATACTGATTTCTTTAAGAAATCATGTGGTGAATGTTACTGGTGTAAGGAAAGACAATGGGCCTTCTCCGATTATGACGTTGATGCATTACAACATATTAGACCATCAAGAGCAATAATTAAAGCGTGTCAATCATTATGAACATTTGTACAATACAAAAATTAATAGATGAAAAGAAAAAAGAGTTGCAGAAATTAGAAGATATGCTGCAACTCTTTGAAAAACTAGATGAAAAAAACAGACTTTTATGTGATTCAGAATCTAAATCGAATAAATGTGAATATTGTAATTGCTGGAAAAATGACTTAGTTTTTGAACAATATTAAATATATTAAACCAGGTATGATAATAAAGAACTGTGGTAAAAAGTTTGTTATAATAGCTTTCTCATTCCACTTAAATCCAACATAAGTCCAACCAGCAGCACCAAGCAACTGTAATAGTGAGTTATATGGTGTTAATCCTAGAACATGAAAAACCATTGCTATCAATATAACAATTGCGCTACACCATTTAATATAAAAAACATGGTCAGTCTCAGTCTGTGCTATCAGATTCTTTATCGAGAATAAAGGAGCTTCTTTCATTTTTCCAAACCTTATTATAAAAATATAATTCTGCCATATCCATTGGATAGTTATAAAACTGTTTTCTTTCGTCTTCTGTTAATAAGCAATCAAACCAATTCCAAAATGCTTTTTTAAATTCTGGTTCAGAGAAAAGCTTCATCTACTGAATGTCCTTTATCAAAAGACCAAAAAGACGTTAGAGTAAATCTAACTCCACTTTTAATCTTACTGACACCGTGCACAAATTCCGTAGTTGCTGGAAATAATATAGCGGTTCCTTTTTTAGGTTTATAAAATATCTTTTGTCTTGGAAAAAATATATCACCTCCTTCAAATGATTCATTTAAGTAAATTAAAGTAGAATAATCCCTCCACGGCGTATAATTTTCAGTTCCATCGAGATGTGATCTATCTGCGTGTGGTAGTTGTTCAATTCCTTCAGTCCATTTAGTTAAAACCATAGTGTCAGGATAAGCTTTTCTTACAGTGAGAGATGCTTTTTCTGTTATTATATCCTGTAATCTTTTTGTGTTATCTCTTAAAATATCTCTAATCTTATACTCTGATAATTCATAATAATTAATAGTTCTATCTTTCCAATATTCAATTTCTGGATTTTCCAGAGTAAAAAGTTTTTGATTATTAATCAAATAATCACTTAAATAATCACAGATACCATCATCAAGAAATTTTGGAAAGATTGCCGGGAATTTCTTAGAATCATAATATCTTTCAATTCCTCTTTCTAATATAAAATCATTCATTTCATCACCATTGATATTCGTGTGTATCATAATATATAAAATGACCGCGTAAAGCGTCATAGTTTAATTTGTGGCTCTCTACATAGAAAGCTTCTTTATCTATGTGCATTATATTTTTATAACCTAATTCTCTCATCTCATTTGTTATAT